AACATGAAACAATATAAGAGTTTATTGTGTACTGGTGCTTGATCAACACCCGCCGCCGTCTTTTCATTATATAATAATTGTAACTGATTCGTCTTATTATTGAGATTAGCTACACCATCATTAAGAGCATAAGCACGACCAATTAAGAAATTTCTATTGTAATCAACAAAGGAGCGAGGAACAATACCAGCTTGATTTAATGCTTTTTCTAATTCAATTAGAGGCTGAGCAGCAATAGATTTACCCTTATTAATCTTTGAAACAACAATAGGGCGAGACGGAACTAATTTATCATCAACTAACATTTGATACTGAGTAAGGCGGTCAATAATACCTACTTGACCACTACGAATACTATGAAGGCGACCATCCATAGCAGTAGATTCTTCTTCATAACAACCACTGAGACCACCAATTAAATCAGCGCTATCTAGAACCTTCGCATCACTAGGCATAACAATCATAGACTTAGCCCTTGTATTAGATACCGGCATATTTACGGTCGCATTACGATTGCTTGATAATAGAGAGTGTTTATAATTAGTTACACTTGGAATATCAAAATCAATACTACCGCCTTCTCTTAATTTACAAATCATACCTTGCTCGTATCGGGGGTCGCAGTCAATTTTCTGAACAACAATCGCCATGTTAGAAAATTCAACTGTAGCGGGGTAAGAAGTTGATTTAGCGAGTAATTCTGTTGTATTATCATCATTTTGCGTGCGTTTAGTATCAATAGCAGCAGAGAAAACAATAAAATCATCAGTTGTAACATCTACACCATCACCAACATCACTATTTCTAAATGCTGATACTGTTAATTTAACATAGCCACCATCAAGGCTAATATCTTCAATTGTAGGATATGTTTGAACAGCAATAGCCCCACCAACAGTTAAAGACGCTTCACTATTGGGATCAGTTGCCGAACAAAAACCAATTTTTTCACCCTTAACAAAAGGACAATTCTCAACACTAATCATATTATTTTGTTTACCTAAAAAGATTTCGGTACGATCAGTAGCATTATCAATACCTAAATTAGCACCAGCCGCATCAATACCATGAAACACCGGATTCTGCTTCATTCTACGATGACGATTAACACTATCTAACTGCTTTAAGAATCTTGCGGGGTCTTCAAGGTCAACCTCAACAAATAAACCATTAGTCATAAGACACGGAAAAACCTTATCACCACCATCTGCGAACATACCACAATGAATAGGGAGTGATAATTTAGCAGTTAGGAAATCATCAGCCGTACCCCAATCACGACCAGCCGGTACAGTAGAAACCGGTTTATAATAAGGGTTAGACCTTATATCAATATTATTAGAAACCGAAGTCCCAAGCGTCCCACGATTCTCAACATTATCAACTAAACAACCTTCTTTTAATGCCCTCATTTTTCTCATGCTATCATCAGAATCATATGAATACTGAATTTGAACCTTCGCATTATATTCAGTAATTTCTTCTAGAAGAACAGCACGATTACCCGAATAAATTCTTAAATTCTTCACAACTGACTGACCGCCGATGAATGGGTCAAGATGAATGCGAGATGGTGTCCTACCAGCTGGAAGAGCAATTTTCGTATCAAACTGAAGATAAGTATTTTTACCATCAATAAATTTTACACTAGGTGGAATCTCAAAATCTACTCGGCGACCCGACTGACCAGCAGTACCGGTGTAAGACTGTCCATTCGTTGAAGGGATAGAAACTTGGGTTTGCGAAACCTTAATTTTTTCGTCATTACGCCAATATGAACTCATTTTATAATATCTAATATAAAATAATTATCAAAAATAAATTTAAAAAAAATAAAAAATTAAAAAATTTATTGAGTGCGTCCTACGGCTTGCTCTACTTCTTGGGCTGCTGTTTCACCTCTTGCTTGAGATGTAATATCTTCTTGTGCCGATTCTTTACTTTTCTCACCCGCTTCTAATTCACCACCAGCTTCAGCAATTGAGCTAACTAAACTAATACCAGCACCAGCAGTTTCTAATGCTAAGCTCCATGGAGTTATACCACCAGTAGCAACACCAGCAACTTCTAGTGTTGAACCAATAATATTACCAATATTACCAACTCTTGATGCAGTATTCGAACCAAACACATCTAAACCTTTTTCACCACTAACTAATCTACCAACATCTTGGAAAGCATCAATACCACCACCTAAACCGGCTACACCAATTTTACCAACTTTTGCTGCTTTACCTAAAAATTTACTAGTTTCTTCAGCACCCTCTTTTAATGCTGTCCTTGCTTCAGCCCCACCTTCTACCTCACCAGCAACATCTGCTGCTCCTTGTTGCTCGGCAGTATATAAAGAAGTTTCAGCAGAACTTGCTTGAGCGGGAACACCGACGGAAGTTATTTCTCCTTCTCTTGCTAATGCTGCTGGATCTACACCAGTGGCGAATCTTTCTGCGGGTACTTCATCAACTCCTTCGGGTAATGTCCTTACTGCTTCTTCTAAATCTCCCGCTGTCCTAATATCACCTACTAATCTTTCTTGTCCCGCTTCTCTCCCCATTCTTTCAGCTAATGAAGTTTTAACTTCTTTGAAACCAAGTTTAGCACCTTCTTTTAATGCTGCTCTTTTAGATACTAATTTACCACCACTAGTAGCACCACTCAAAATATTCTTTTGTAATTTAGAATTTCTATCTTCATCTTGCTCTAAATTAGATTGATCTAACTGCTCCGCAAGAGAGTTATTAAAATCTCTAGTTGCTTCATTAATTTGCCTCGCTGCTTCGCTTTGTGCGTTGGCTTGTGCGATAGATGCTCCCGAACCATACAAATCCATTTTATATTATAAGATAGTTTTTTATTTTTATTTATTTAAAATAATTTTTTATCTCCTTCAGCGATTTTTGTTTCAAATCTAATGTACGCCGTTGCTGGGTTAGTTTGCATGTCAAGATATAAGAAACTATAAGGAGCATCTCCAATAGCTTTATTATATAAATCCATAAAAATATTAGGGAACATATCACCATATTCTTCAGCTATCTTTTCTAACTCCTTTTGATTCTGCTGTTTCATGATAATTACATCAGTAGCATTATTTCTAATAAGACCACTAACAGCCCTAAAACTTTGAGTTGTAAAAGCAAGTAAACCAATACCATAATGACGGAAACGAGTAGCAAGGAATGAAACCGCATTCGTCTTTTTAAAATCTTTTGTTAAAATATCATCTAAAACCATAGCAACAGTAGGACGCTCAAAATCTTCATATTTCTTTTGAGATTCTATCATATCAGTAATCATTTCATCATTATAATGATCTTCACAATCAAAATATTTATTCATTAATTTACCCTTTGGGTCAGCATTCAAAGTATTAGAAATAATTTTAACTATATCGAATTTATCTTTATACATATCCGGATTACATAGTAAATTTACAAGTAAATTACTTTTACCTTGTTTTACTGAACCAACTATCAATAGTAAACTTGGTGGTTGAGGTAAGTGAGGATGAATATCATTAAATCTATCATCGGGGTCGGGGTCTTTAACCTTGAATACTTTAGGAGGTGCTTTTACTTTTGGTTTATTTCTTAAGGCTGCTTGTCTTAATTCTTCGGGTGTACAATCACAATTTTTTTTACCATTAGGACACTTCGGCATTTATATAAGTATAATATATATTTTTTTTATATTTTAAATTTATAATGAATCAACATTTTTACATCAATCTAGAACATAGAAAAGAAAGAGATTTAATTACAAGACAAGAACTTAAAAAACTTGGAATCAAAAAACCAAATAGATTTAATGCTATTAAACATGAAATACCTTTAGTAGGTTGCGCTATGTCTCATATTGCTTGCATAGAAAAAGCAAAAGAATTAAATTGGGATTATGTTATTATCTTTGAAGATGATATGAAAATAGAAGGTAAAAATTCACTAATTGAAAAATTCAATAAATATATTAATTATGATTTTGATGTTTTATATTTAGGTTGTTGGAATTATTTGAAACCGAAACAAGTAGAAAAAGATTTAGCTAGAGTTGTCCGTGCTGTATGTAATCATGCTTATATAGTAAAACAACATTATTATGATACTTTTTTACAAAATCTTAAAGAAGGTATTGAATGGAAATTAAAAGAAGATATAAGAGAAAATAATATTGATGAATATCATTATACTCTACAAGAGAAAGACAAATGGTATTGTATTACTCCGATTCATATAACTCAAAGAGATGGGTGGAGTGATAATTTTAATGAGATTAGAAATTATAGTCAAAGAATTAAGAATATCCCACAATAGCTTTAATAAAATCAGTTGTTTTTTCTTCAAAAGAAATATTACTAGGGTCTAATTTTGACCCTTCATTTTTAAATTTATCTTTATCAATTGTATTTTTACTATGAACTACGGCAGTCATATTATACAAAGGATTAGTTAATGATATAGTTTTTAATTTACAAGAATGGGTCAATCCTAGACCCTCTGCTTTATTACAATTAATAAAACCTTTTGTTTTATTATACCAAGATTTTGTAAACATTAATGTTGCTTCATGAATCAATTGTTTATCATTACCACAATCAAGAGCATAGAAATCATTTTTTGTATATGGTGGATAAATAAAGATCATTTTATTACATCCAACGCATCCGGCATTATTTTTTTTTAGTGTTTCAAAGGAATGTGATATATATGTTGGCTCATATAAATCATCATCATCCATAAATACAACTAAATTGTTATTTGCGTTTTGTACTAATTTATGTCTTTTTTCACCAATAGTTATTTTTGTTTTATTTCTCAAATACTTCAATTTTATGGGTTTAATAGCATTACTAAATTCTTCATAGTTTTGTATTAATGGAATTTCTCCATCATCATGAATTACAACTTGTAAAAGTTTATGAGGATATTCTTGAATCAATAAATTTCTCAAAACAAAAGGTATAAAATTAGGTCGATTGTATGTTGGTATTAAGATTGAAATTTTAGGTAAACCGGAGGTATGCTTCGCTAAGTCCATTTATAATATATAATATTTTAATTTCATGAAAAGAACCAACCTTTTGATATTTCTTCACTTTCTTTTTTTTTAATGTAATCTTTGATGATTGATATATCAGCTTTTATACCTATTAGATCCGTTTTGATTTTATTAATGTTTTGATTGATTTGGTGAATATCATTTTTCACTTTTTCAATAGGTTTTGTTACAAAAGGATTGCTATAATCACTCATATATTTTATCAAAATATTATATTTCAAATTAAAAAATAATTAATAATAAAATGAATAATTTACAAACTCCGAGACCATTACCCGATAATATTGATGATTGGTCGGATGAGATAGAAGAACTATTAAGCGAATGGGGTGAGATTAGTATGTGTTATGCTTACCTTCATAATTATAGCACGAGGAAATATAAAAAGAAATATCAACATCTTCAAATACCAATTATTGTTTTATCAACTTTAACTGGTGTGGGTAATTTTGCAGTTGATAGTTATATACCAACTGAATATCAACACGGGTTTACTGCGGTTGTCGGTGGTTTCAATATCTTCTGCGGTATTCTAGGTACATTAGGTAGTTTTTTAAAATATGCTGAAACCTTTGAGGGTCATAGAATATCGGCTTTAGCTTGGTCAAAATTAGGTAGAAGTATTGAAATTGAATTATCATTACATGAAAAAAAAAGAAAACCTTGCCGAGATTTTCTCAAGGTTTGTAGAGCTGAATATGATAATTTATTAGAATCATCACCAAATATTGATTTAGATATTATCAATATGTTTAACAAAAAATTTAAGGATGATTACCCTAATGTTAGAAAGCCTATTATTTGTAATGGTCTCAAGGCTATTGTGCCTTATAAGAATCATACAATTGTTGATATCAAAGAAGAAGAAGAACAAACTAACTTAGAAGAACAAGAAGAAGAATCAATAGAACCAATAATAGATCAAGCGTCGGACAA